GTAGGTAAGGTTAACTGAAGTATAATCTCTCCCGTAGCACTGCCACTGCGTATGGTAAAAGCACAGGCGGCAGCAGCGTTAATTAGAACGCCTTGCAACCTGCCTCTTGATGGGCCTACGAGACCCGCAGCAAATCCCGCCACGGCTACGTTAAAGGCTCTGACCTCTTGACCAGCCATTTACTTACTCCTTATGGAAGGACGGGTGTATTAAACGCTTGTGCATACATTACTGTAATACGAACAGAACCTGCGTTAGTAGCGGCAGAAGTCGTTACGGTTAAACGCTTGTCTGAAGTACCAATGTCGCCCCATAATAAGGTTCCACCACCGCCAGCACCTAAAGCCTTTATACCAACAGTAGTACCTGATGCTACAGCATTGATGATTGTATTATTATTGCCACCTACCTCGCCAACGCTGATGTTGGTAGTAGTGTTGGCCGCTGCTACAAGATCAATGATACAGTTAACGATCTTAGAGTTAGCGGGGATAACAATATCTGTTTGTTTCGCTGTAAGCGCACCAGCCGCAAGATTGTCCAGTGTGTCTTGACACATTACAACGTAGCCTACGTTAGCAACGTTGGTGCCTATGGTAGTTCCATTTGTGGTTTTGATAGTACCAGCCCGAATCGGACCTGAAAAAGTAGTCGTACCCATGTTATTCTCCTGTCTGGGTTAAGTCAGATACTCAATGTATCTGTCAGGACAGGGTAACAATACAATAGATTATAAAAAAAAGAAAGGGCGCTTTGCAGTGCGAAACCTGACAAGCGCCCCTTCAGTTAAGTTCAATTGAACTTAAACACCCGGTGATCCGTAGATACCAAGTGGATCAGAAACACCGAAGCTGTAACGCTCCCGTGCTTTATAGCGAACATTGCCCGTATCAAAGTCACCGTCCATAGACGTTGTCATTGGTGTACGCTCAAAGTGCTTCATCCCATTAGGAATGTCTGTGGTAATGAAAAACGCATCTGCGTCTGTCAGGTAGTGGTTGATAGTATAACCCTCTGGGATAGACCCATTTGAGTTAATTGCGTTGATGTCGTTGTCAGCCGTACCGACACGCAAAGATGTTTCCAGCAAACGAGTTGCAACAAACTGAAGCGAAGGTGGAACAATGAGCTTCCGTGGACGAGCGGCAATCAACAGACCACGTTCATCAACGTAAGCGGCAATATCAATAACCGCTTGCTCAAGAGAGGTTTCATTTAAATCCACGTTAACCGCTGGGCGGTTTGAGTTTACGGTCCCAGAAACTGTGGGGTGCGATACGTTAAACAGTGTGACGCCATCACCAGAGTTGAAGGTGGCGAAACCTGTATTAAGTAGAGCTGCCGCTTTAGTTTGCTTGGTGTAAGCCATAGCCCGTGCGAGAGCTTTGGTGTACCGAGCAGAAAGCGAATCGTACAGGTTATCTTCCATTGCTTCTTCAGTAATGGAAAAGCCCATAGCGATAGTTTCATGGGTGTAACGAGCAGTAAATGATTCCTGACCGTTGTCGTATGCAATTGCACTGCCTTCGTTTTTAACGGGGGCAGAGCCGAAACCTGACAGTTTTACTTCTTCTTCAAAACTACGGTCTGAAGATTCAGTGTCATAGATTTCACCATGTTCATTGTCATACTTTTCGTATTCCAAGCCAAACAAAGCGTTGATGCCGGGGAGTAGCTCTTTAAGGAGCTGGGCGCGAGAAATAGCCATTGATTATCTCCTTACAAGCCAAGACCAGCGGTGTACGCATGTGACGAGGGATTGAACTTAACAATCACATCGGTAAATGCGTCACCAACAGTTGAGTCTGGTGAGTTAACGAAATCTACGAGCTTAAAGGCAATCGTAGCGGTGGCAGCAGCAGTGGCTACATCCAGAGAGATTCTGGAATTACCATTGGATGTGTCTGGTGCAGTCTGATTAACAGCGAAGTTGCTATGCATCAGGGTTTGCGCCACGGCAGCATCAGCTTGAATTTGGAACAACGCATTAGGGTCATCACAAATATAAGCTTGAGCATCAGCAGCAACTTGACCTGCCGGCCACTGATTATTTTGGAGAAATCCACTGACAGCGTCAGTGTATGAACAACCAAGGAAGATTCCAACAGTCCCAGCAGGGAACGGATTGCCGTTTGTGCCAACAACAGTGACCTTAACAATAGTGCCGTTGGCAGCTACTGCTACAAGGTCTCCGTTGGCGATAGCGGTGTTGAACCCAGAAGTAATGGGTAATTGACGGGTGGACCCAGAGAAGGGCCGACCGCCAATGGCATTAATAGGGCGCAAACCGTATGGGCTAGATGTAAGGGCCATTTTAGGCTCTCCTTCTATTACGATTTTGGTTCAATTGAACCTTTTCAAGCAAGTCAGGACTTGCCAAATGAAGTGCGCGAGGAACGCTCTGAATTTAAAACAGGCATCCTCGGATCAGATTCGCGCATAAAGTTTCTATCCACTGATTCCATTTGAGTTTGTGCAGTGTACAGTTGACCTTGTTCACGATTGTTTGCTTTTTCAGTAGGAATGCTACACAGTAGCAAGCCACCAACTTCAACATTATCTTTGAACCTAGAATCTATGTCAGACATGATGTGAAGTTCAGGATACTCAGAAGCTAAAACAGGGGTGTAACCCTCTCTGAATCGAGATGACACGTTAGTATTGTCTGCATTACCCAATGTAGATGTGCGAACATAGCGGAACTCTAATCCATCTCTAGGTTCGGGGGTTGGCAACATACTTTGTCGTGTCCACGGCTTTACACGCTCGGACATTTCGCGAGTTTCAGATTCCCGTGGTTTCTTTGATTCAGTCATTCTTTGACTCCTTGAGTGCTTGCGCTGCGTATAGTTCATTTGATATACCAAGCCTCTTAGCGAGGGATGCTTGAGATGGTGATAATATCACCGTGCGTGATTTGTTTGTGCTTCGGTTGGCAGGGGCAACCACGTTACCCGTTTTGCGGGAGGCTACAACATTACGTTTGTTTTCTCCAGTATTAAATTTTTCGGGAAATTGATTCTTCATAGCATCGTCTATCTGGCTATAGTAATCATCACTTCCCACGGCAACTCCGTTAGCGTGAAGTTCCTCATGAACTCCAAAGGCAAAGCCCGTCATTCTTTTATTAGGGCCAAACCAAGTATTTTTCTCAGACCAATCTTTAGTTTTCTGATCTGGCTCTTCGGGAGTTGCTTGAGATTGCTGAAAGTTAAACTCTGAAGTTGGCCTCTGCTGAGGTTTCATTCGCTGTACGCGATATTCTTCATTGTTTATTGAGTTTAGCTTTTCATTAGCTTCCATCATAGCATCTGAATCGCCAAGATCATAAGCTTCTTTGTACGCAGCTTTAGCTCTTTCTTTATCTGCAACAATTCTTCGCTTTGCTTGATCGACTATAACACCTTCGCCTTGCTCAAGTGTACGCTTTAGTCGTTCATTTTCATCATGAATTGTCTTAGCATAGCTAACCGCTTCCTCACGAATCTTAATGGCCTCTGTCTTGTGCCTCTCGGCCTCTTTAATATCAAAGGTCATTTTCTTGATGCGCTTTTGAACGCCAGCACTGTACCCAGCTATCTCATCTTCTGTGGGTATTTCTAATGGAATATTCTCTGATGTCCTTGGAGCATCAAAGTCATTATCATCAGACACTTCAACTGTAATGGAATCAACGTCTTCCAAAGCGCCTATTACAGTTTCGTTTTCACCTTCAAGGTCTAAAGCTTTATTGGTCATACTCTTGTATACCCCCGTGGGTCATCTACTACTGCTTCAACTGTGTCATCATTAATGATCCTAAACTCTTTGCCATGAATTTTAAATCTGGTTCCTGAGTATGACCTAAAGATTACAAAGTCTCCTTCTTTACACCAAGGCCCATCTGGGAAACGACTTTTATCTGAATAAGCTGATTCACCAACTTTCATGACAAATCCAATGATGGACGCTGTCTCTTCAGAGTTTTTAAGTTCATCTGGCATAAAGACGCCACCTTCTGTGGTGTCTTCTATCTCAGGCATTGCTATTAGTACTTTGTAGCCTGAGGGTGTTGGAAGTTTTTTAATAGTTTTTTCTGATACTTTTTTTTCTGAGTACATTTCTTGCTTCCTTGCAGTGACTTTAGGCTCACAGTACCTTGCGTGGGACTACCACGATATTTCATCGTTAGAATAAAAAAAAATAACTATCAACACTAACTCTCTAAAAATCTTTTCTCCAACTCTTCCAACTCTGAA